ATATACCAGTTACGAAAAACCTCAGAACCATAATTTGAAAAATCCATCATACGAAGGACATTATCAAATTCATCACGAATCATATCTTTAATTTTTTGTGGTTGTTCTAAATCGTCTAAAATAATAGAAACAGATTTACCAGTTATGTCGTGAACAATCGTTTCGTTGACAATCTCGTCGACTGCAGCTTCTAGTTCTGGCTGCATTGCCATTTCTCGATATCTTGTAACGAGATCGTTTTCGTTCTTAAAACTGGCTTCTAGATCTAGATAAGTTCCGAAATAGCCACCAGCAGTTACAGAAATTGCACCGTCGTCTGAAACGGGTGCGCTGATTTGCGGCTGAAGTTGCTGTGGTGCATCTTCAGCTGGTTTTCGAACAATTTGAAATCCGAATAGATTAATTGCCATGCATTACCCCATAATAAAAGAGGGGGAGGATATCCTCCCCCGCTCAAGTGGCATTAAGCGCCAGTTAGAGATTCAATTGGTGATCTCAATGAAGAGACGCTACCACGATCAATTGATTCCCAATACTGATATGCGAAGTTTACAGTGTATTCTTCGATAGTATCATTTGATCCCCAGTCGAGGTCAATTTGAGAGATATCTGTTGGGAACATGCCAACAAATTTATATCTCTTCAATTGCTTACCATCTTTTGAGAATTGTAGAACTTCAGCATCGACGCCATATGACTGTGATGTTCTTGCGCGAGTTGAACGTAAGTTTGTGACATTATCGTTAATGCCGCGAACCCATGATTCCATTGCGTTGCGAATCAAAAAGTCTTCATCATTAATAATTGTTACTGACCAGTCAGCAAAAGTACGATTGCCAGCAACCTTTACTTCACGACCGAAGTAAGGAACCGTCACCATACCTACTGTTGATCCTGGAAGAGCAGCAGTCTTAACCATGAAACTTGACTTTGCAGAAGCTGCTGCACCAGCAGATGCAAAGTTCGGAAAGGTCAAACGCACTTCAAATAGATTAGGACGTGCGCCGTCACCAGTAAGAGAGGTACGGAATTGATTTACATTAAAAGCCATTTTATTCTCCTGACTTTATCCTAGTCTATTTATTAGAAGCGACCAACGATTTCGTCGAAGGCGACACCAGTACGAACAGCAACAAAGTTCAACTGGATAAAGTTGATGCTACGTGCTGGCTTGATGTAGATGTCTCCTACAAACTCGTTACGATCAATGACATCTGGTGTATTGTTTGTTTCATCGCAAACAACACGGAAGTCATAAACACCGCGACGACCTTGTACTGTTCTCAAGAATGGCTCGACAAGATTTACAAACGTTGCTCTCGTGAACTCATCGTTGAATTCAAAGAGGCTAGAACGAGCAGCACGTGCAATTGCTTTTTCAAGAACAATAAACAAACGACGTACATTGATACGATCGAATGCGCTTGGTCTTGCAAGCAAAGTCTTGTCACCAAAGAGAACAGTTCCTTCTCCTGGGAATGCTACAATTGGGTTCACACCCTTCTTATAGAGTTCGTCGCGATTTGCTTGGCTTGGATTGAATGCGAGTTTGATTACATTCTTCAACTGACCGCGATTGAATCCAGCTGGTGAGAACCATGGATCACGATCTGAGTCAGTACGTGCACAGAGACCAGCAACGTCACCATTACATGGAACCCAACGGTACACATCGTTGTACTTATCGTACTGATACTTCCAGTTACTGTCCATCACTGCGTATGAAGATGATGGTAGTGAGTCGCGATAATTTGTTACCGCAGTTACTGGATCAGCAGTATTGACATTTGCATATGTTGGTGACAAGAATGCAACTACGTCGCGACGATAGCCAGCAATGTCAATTGCCTTCTCAGCAATTGCTTCACCGCCACCACCAACCATGAGTAGAGAGATATCTACATTTTCAGTTGAGCGGAACTGCTCGTAAGCAGTCATAACGTTACCGTCTGTTACAGTGCCGTCTGTACCACGTGTGAAGGAGATTGTTAGATTCTCACCTTCGAATGCGTGATTTGAGTTGGCAGATACACCCCATGTGTCATTATTTTGACCCATGGCGTAGATATAGCGTGATCCGCGATAAAGAACATCGCGATAGTAGAGGCTATTGCCAGATTCATCTTTAGCGTTTGATGCTTTAGATACGTTTGCAAAACGCTCAACGACAGTGTTTGGTGTTCCTGTGAACAATCCATCTTCGTCGACAATTGCGATATGCATCTCATCATTTGCAAGAGCATTGTGGTTTGCAGCAACCCATGTTGATGTTCCAGGAGGACCATCGAAGAATTCGTTATATGCCGCAGCACCGAATACAGAGGCGTTAGCATTTGCGATAATTGCAACCTTGAGAGAGTTGCCGCGAGCACCAGGATAACGTGCGGCGAATGCAATATCAGAATTTGACGCTAGATGGAAAGCAGTGAAGTAGTTGTCTTCGCTCTTCACCTTAACGTTTGATGCACAAGTTGAAGGATCAACGTTAAGAGCAACTGCAGAATTTTGTGTCGCAGCACCTGCGCGCGATACAAAAAGACTATTGCTGTATGAGAGAAAGTTTGCTGCAGTAAAGAATGGTAGGAACGTATTAGCATCTGGTTTACCAAATACTGCTACGAGCTCATCTTCTGAAGAAACCTGACGGAGTACATCTACTGGACCCCACTGGAATGCGCCACCAATGGCGCCAGTGGATGTTGAAACTGCTGGAACAACTGTTGTTGCGTCAATTTCGGAAACATTCACACCTGGTGATACTTGAAAAGCCATGTTTTTGCTCCTATTAAATGGAGATTAAGAAATCTACCGTTTATTTAGTAAAATGGGGGTTTTGACTAAACGGGCTTCCATAATGATCCACCTTCAATAAAAGCTCCATCACGATCATCTACATCGATATGTCCACCCAGAAATGTTGGTAATTGCTCTTCTTCAATCTGTTTCATTTGTTCTTGGTATAATTTGGCTTTGATATCAACGTTTGTAAGTTCAGAGAAGAACTGTTGATTGGTCATCCATGCAAATAAGACAAGAGTCATAACCATATCGTCGTGAGAACCTTCTTCAGCCTCATAACTAGACCCCTTTGATATAAAGGTCGATAGTTCTGAGATTGTTTCGAAATCTTGAATGATCAATTTCTCACTTTCGATAAGATTCTTAAGAAGGGAACATCCAAGTCGCTTTACAGATTTGGTTGTTCGAATTCCTCTATTTGATTTATTACCATAACCCCACGTTAGTGCAATCTTACCTTTTAAATCTACTGTCGAAAGAATATTCTCATATTCATAATCTTCGAATAATGTATCAACAGTTTGTTGCCCATTATCATTGATTTCTACCAGAACATATGCCTGATTATAGTAGTCTGCAATTCTTTTAATAATCGATGGATACACAAGAGGGCTTATGTTATTATCCTTATAAGTGCAAACCTGACGATATGGAAGTTCAGTGACATCAATTACGCTATATGCTGAGTAATCTAGTCCCTTTCCTCTGGATGTATCAACAACAACTGTGTAGATGCGCTCTGGGATAGGAGCCTGATAAACTTTGATTCCATTCTCAGATAAATGCGCAGGTTTCACGAACGCAAGAGATTTAAGGGCGGCGGCTGAGAGTAGAGTTCCAGCAGAGCCCATAAACTCACATTCCATTTCCTGAAGAAACTTTTGTTCACCAAGAACACGCCGCTGCTCATCTGCCCATTGCTGAGTTCTTCCTGGAACTTGACGCCAGTTAGCCTCAACGTGAGTAAATCCATTCAAGCCTTCGACAGCTTCAGTCCACATTCTATAAAAGTGATTCATGCCATTTGGTGTCGATGACATGAGAATCTTAGAAGTCTCACCAGAAGAAATAGTTGGATAAACAGAAGTGAAAAAGTCTTCAGCAATGTTACTTGGGACGAATGCAAACTCGTCAAGGTATAGAAGTGAGATAGAGAAACCACGGATCGCACTTGAAGCAGTAGAGTTAGCAAGCACACGACATCCGTTCTCTAATTCAATATCACCCTTGTTCCAAACTTTGACACCCTGTTGAATCCACATTGGTAATGCTTCATATGCAAGTTTGATGCGAGCAAGAATTTCTCTTGACGTGCTGGCTTTGTTTGCAAGAATCGCGACTGTTTTGTCTTGATTGAATAAGATGTACCAAAGAATGTAACCAACAATGATCGTAGTCTTACCAACCTGACGACCAGCCTTTACAATTACACGACGATTATTATTGATATCATTGACGACATCTTTTTGGAATGGATACAAAGATATTTGCACAAAGCCTTTGTCGAGAGTAATAATCTTGACATAGTTTTCAATAAAGTATTCTGGATTTTGTGCGCATTTCACATACTCACGGACTTGATCTTCCGTGAGCTGCATCTGCATATTCACTCGCTTCAGCTTGGGATTGCCAAGGTAATGCTTGAGTTTAGCCGCTATTGGATTCATTTTTCAGTTGTCTCAACAACTCGGCAGTGCTTCCTACGAATACTGCTTTGTCGACATTAATATTTGTTTGCGTTGCTTGTTCTTCTTTCGGCTTTAATTCTTGTTGTTGCTTTTGAAGAATCATGAGTTTCTCTGTAACATCAGAGAGATTTTTGATCATGTTTGCAGCAACTTCATATGCTCTTGGGTGCTGCGATTCTTTTGCAACTTCTAAAATACCGTCAAGTGCTTCGTTACCCTTTTCTATTAAATTATAATAGTTTGCACGAGAATAATCTGCGTCTGGATTTACAGATTCATCTTGATGAATAGTGATTGGTTTGTCAGACTTATCACTTACAACAGGAATATAATCAGTGTTTAGTATTTCTGCTAAATTTTTATCTACTTCACTCATAAGCCATATTTTGATTTAGTTGAGTCATAATTTTGTGTTATCTCTGCTTGAGATAGCACACGATTGTATAATCTAACAACCCCAAGACTACCTTGAAATGCTGTTGATGTAGAAAATTTTGTAATATCACTAGCACCAAATATCAAATGCCAACCAGTTCTACCAAGACCTCCAGTATAAGGAGGATCCCAGGTTATAGTTGTATCACTTGATTTAACTTTATTTACATAAGCATATGCTGTATTACTGCCGTTATAAACACGAACAAATTGATACCAATTGTTAAGTGGAGTTGTGCCTCCACCAACTCGAGTGGTTGCTGTGCCATCCCACAACATAGCATTTGATATAGTGAAAGGACCTACGTTATAAAATTCTGCTCCAGTAGTATGATATCCGCCTGATATAGAAGCAATACCTGTATCACTGAATATCTGACACACTGCTGTGGGTCTAATCCAAATTTCTAATGTATGTTGCCAACCACTATACAGCGTTGCTAAACTTTCAGTAATTAAATTTTGTGCACTACCACCAGTAAATGTGAACGCATTATTATTTAATGCTAAACTGCCTGTTATAGTTGCATTGACACCACTTGGCGATAAATCAAATAATGTTGAACCACTGCCTGGATAACTTGATAAATTGCTTGGATCATAATATAGTTCTAGTCCTGATGCGATGTGTTGTAAAATTGCAGCAACGTTTC